CGATCCATGTTAAGGAACATACTGCCAAATAGCATGTTAGAAACGTGTTGGAATTCGTCTTTCGACGAAGACTCAAGCACATTCCACGCCTCTCTGACATCCTGCTCACACTCAATGAAACCGTCGAATGCAGCCTGCTCTCTTTTAGGAGAACAGGGTTGCAATATTTTGCCAAACATCAGCGTAAGCTGACGGATAGCGAATATTGCGTCAATCGATGGATCATCGAGCAACACACCGCTAGTGGAATCGAACACAGAGCCAAGGAAACCCGAAAGAAATTTCGGGAGACCCCCTGTCCAGGAGAAACCCTGGAACAGGTCGTGGCTCAAATACCCCTGGTCAAGACTTTTTTGGAAGTCTTTTCCATAGGTAGGTAGGGTTATCGCAAGAAACGATAACCCCTCGTGTTCGGTTCGCCCTTGGACTGTTTTGCAGTCCATGGTGGCGCTAGTGTTACACCAGCTGGCCAATTCGTCGGCCAGCCTAATCCAGAGCAACATCAGGCTTTTCAAAGCCCCTCCTTACTAATCGTAGGGTGGTTAGCTTTCCTTAGCCAGATGTTGTCCTCATGCGAGCAAGGTTAATGACTAGGTACGGTTACAATAACCAAACCTAGCTTTTACCTTAGAACACTCAGGTTTGGGGCCGAGAATACCTCTATCATATAGGTTTTGACCTATAATGAATGAGGTAGGTATAAACACCAAAACGGTGAAATATACCAAACAGCCCCACCTCTCAGCTCTCACCGCCAAGCAATTTGTCGATGAGAGCGTGAGTCGAGGCCGTGTAGAGGGTGTTGAAACCCACATACACAGCCTTCACCTCTGCATTCGTGTACCCGACAGTCGGAATGTCAAAGACCATGTAGTTACTCATGGACACTTGACGATTCTGAGCCGGGATAAACGGATCAGAGGTGATCTTAGAGTGATCAACTCGCAGAACTCTCCGAATCCTGTTCCCGTAGGAACTGGAAGCGGAGAGATCGATCAGCCCGTCACTGCTCGAGTACTCACTCTCATTTGCCCCCGTAGAAACGCGGGGCAGAGGAGTGGTTACTGCCGAGATAGTGATGGACTGGGGATCTGAGAACGCCATTTGGCATTGCTCCTATTCTGTGGCACAAAGCCACATATATGGGTGTATGGGCAGTTAGACACTGCTCATGCTACGCACGGGATATCCCGAGCGCAGCAAGTATGGAGGCCTGAGCGGCAGACAAACCGCTCCAGGTGACTCCAAAACCAAATGGGTTTGCAGCTCGCCTCGACTTGGTTTCAGTAACCACAGTCGTAGTGAGCTCTGGGATAGGGACTCCTGCTTTGGAGGCCCCACTCAGCTTGTACTTATACTCACGGGACGTATGTTCCATGATGTATCCGTACTGCATAACCAGGCCCTGGGATGCGACATCTCCGGCGTACGCAAGTACGTCACCGATGTTCGTAGCCCAATCGATGGCCCAACTCCATGGTGTAAGGTTCCAGAGAGTATCTGGTGAGAGCGAAGCGTTAAACAAACGATCCGCTATCTCAGCAGAAGTGGCGGAGCTTCCTACGTTGTCTTGACGTAGGGGAGCCCCGTACACAAATCCTCCCTTGAACCAACGCTTGATCAGCGTTGTGGTCTCAAGAGACCATTTACCAGCCACGGTCGCACCGGTAAACCCTGAAGTGGTAAGGTTACTGCATTCTGCAGTAGCCAAACCAAGATCAGTGGTTGTCACGGTACGAATCTCAGGAAAGCTGAATGAACGTCGGACTAGCCGACCTCGGTCACGCTCATACTGCGATATAATCGCATCTGAGTTTTTGACAGTATGGCCTAAGGCCGTAATGTCAGAGACCAAGGGAAGCCAGCCGAACTCAACATTGAGGTACTCATCGCCCGCATTACGCGCGCGAAGGGTACGATCACGCCAAGTGCGAGAACCAACAATAGACGGTATTCCGTCTGTGAAGGTCTCACCCAAGGCAGTTGAGAGATCAACTTCAGCAGCCGTAGGTCTACAGCTGGAGACAGCCTTAGCTCCCCATGAGTTCAGACTCGAATCTGTCGAGTTCTGAGCAGTGGGGAACGCGGGTTTACCTCCAACCATAGAAACCGGACAACGAAATCTCCACCCTTCCGCTTGGAAGCGGATGCGTGAATATAGATCGTTGACGATTGGGGCCTCAAACTGACGGGAGACGGTGGCGACATCATATTTGATGTCCCGCCTCGTCGTCGTGAAAGGCCCACCTACGTCACGAAGGCCACCGGAAGGTGGCCAATCGTGTCCTTCGGATGTAGTAATCTGCATCCCATGGAAACCAGGGTCAGTGGCAGCGACGGCAGGATAGCCGACGTCCATGACCCAAACACCATCACTAATGCGTTTCTTCCATTGTTTGGAAGAACCGCCCAGCGACCCTGTACGGGCCGTTGGCCTAGTTTTGGTAGTGGTTCCCATGCTGAGATAGTTCCTTTGGATTTCGGTAAGGACAGTTGTCCTTACCTGGTGTCTGCACTGCGTGTGACGTCTCCCCAGGTATAGGGAGGC